TCTATATGATCCTAACTGGGCCACCTGGCGATACAATTCAGAACGCAGTTGCCGTAAAAGCTCAATCCGGCTTGGACAGCTATGGAGCAAAACTCATGTTCGGTGATTGGTTGTGGTGGTCCGACCAAGCCAGCAATATCGTTCGATTGGTTTCGCCGCAAGGCTTCACAGCCGGACGACTTGCGAATCTTTCTCCGGAACAATCCAGCCTCAACAAACAGCTTTACAGTGTGATCGGCAGCCAGAAATCGGGAACCCCCGGTTCTGGTCAAACGACTTCGTATTCTTCGGCAGATCTTTCAGTCCTGATCGGCGCTGGCATAGATGTTATCTCCAACCCGCAACCCGGTGGGGCTTACTGGGGTGTGCGTGCCGGTCACAATTCGTCTTCAAACCTAGCCACCAACGGAGACAACTATACGCGCCTCACAAATTATATCGCTGAGACACTTTCTGCCGGTATGGGCCTATTCGTGGGGCAGCTAATTAATATTTCGTTATTCCAACAGGTACGTGCGACGCAACTTGCTTTTTTGCAGAACATGTTCAATCAGGGCATTCTCGGCAGTACCGATGGGGGCCTTCCATTTAGTGTGATCTGCGATATGTCAAATAACCCCGCCAGCCGGACTGGTCTCGGATATGTTCAATCCGATGCGCAGGTTCAGTATCAGTCGATCAACGAGAAATTCATCGTGAACATCGAGGGCGGCCAGACTGTCGTGGTGTCGCGTCAGACACTGCCCAGCGGACAACCGGCGTAAGGAGACGTTAACGTGGCGCTTACTAATTTTTCCGTTGGTCGTGATACACAATTGGTTGTACTAGGCCCGGCCGGGCGCATCGATCTCACACACGTCACGGGATTTGAAGCACGCCAGCTGACACACTCACTACGGGTGGACCGGCTGGACGGAACCCAGATGGCGGCAGAACTTCCCAAAGGTTGGGAAGGAGCCTTCGAGATCGAGCGTGGCGATTCAGCTGTCGACGATTTTATCGCATCGGCCGAACAGCAGTTCTACAATGGCAATATGGTGCCTTCCGGCACGATGTACCAATATGTATCTGAAACCGACGGTTCCACATCGACTTATTTATTTGATGGCGTGACGTTCAAACTCACCAGTGCGGGTCAATGGAAGGGCGATAGCGGCGTTAAGCAGAAATTGGAGTTCTTTGCCACTCGACGCAGGCGGATCTAATGAGTCCCTCAGTCACGATCATCTCTGCCGCTACGGCTGCCCCTACGGTTACCGATACACTGGGGCGGCGGTTGACGCTTCGGCGTATGACATCCCTCGACAAACTTCGCCTGTTCAAAGCTGCAGGCCCAGTTCTCTCGCAAAACCAGCCATGGCTCGGCATGGCGATGCTTGCCTGTTCCGTAGCAGAGATAGACGGTGTACCGATCCCGCCAGCGACCAATGAGCAACAGATCGAGTCGACGGTTGCGCGACTGGGGGATTTTGGCATTGCCGCGGTGGCAGGGGCGTTCAACGGGCAACACGAACCTGCCCAACCAGACACAATGGCCGCTGCGGGAAACTGAGTAGGCACCCCGATCTAATTGACTGCCTGTTTCTGGTCAGGAACGGGGTGCCATTTGATGTCGCATTCAGTTTACCGCCCGACGACAGGCTCGCATGGATCGTAGCACTTGGAACTATCGACGGGCGCGAGTTTGATTGGCACACTCTACGCTGGAAGGAACAAGGGTGATCTCGATTGACGACCTGCAGGCGCTCGTCGATCGGTTGTCCCGGTTCGATGTTGGACGTACGGAGACAGACGCCCTGGAGCGGGGGGCGCACGATCTCAAAGCAGGTGCCGATGCAATAAGCTCGACCCTGGTTGGCGAAGGTGGACCGGAACGACACGGTTGTGAATCGGGTGTTTCAGCGATTCTTTCGTATCGTATAAACGATCACTCTGTGGTAATTGGGACAACTGACTTTGCAGCGATAGCGAGGGAAGTTGGAGGGGTCGCAAATCAACCCGATCCAAGCCTGAGTGTAGCTGCCCAACAATCGGGGCCGGTCATAGCGGAGCGTATCGGACAGATGTTTGCCCAACTCGTGGCGGGAATACAAAATGATTGACGCTTATACAATCGGCATCACCTTGGCTTTGGACAACGGTGTGTCGGAGGGGCTAGCAACCATTCGCCGGGATCTTATCGCATTAAATGGCGTCGTTGACGGAAGTGCCACCCGGCTAACGCACCTCACACGCGCCGCAGCAGACTTACAATTTCATCCAGGTATTGTCGAGCGGATTAGCAAAGGTCAGACCCCGCCCGCACGGGGGGGCGGCGATAAAACTCTAACCCTTCCCACGGACTGGTCGCAGCTTAACGCAGGAATATTCGGCTTAAGTCCGCCAGACTTGCACTTGCCTACCGGGAACGTTACGCGCGCTTCCGCTATCGCAGCAATCCAACCAAACACCGATACAGGATCGACGCCGATAGGTAGATCAGGGATGATCTCGTCTGACGCCCGGTCGGGCGCACCAGACATTTTGAGTTCCGTGCCGGACACGATCCGAGACTGGCGTCAGGGAGCACCTATCTCGGATTTAACCGAGAATGGCTCTCCGATGCAAACTTTGCCGCGGGTGTTCACTCCAACTGCACCTTGGGAAGGGTCGGGAAGCCGCGGCCCCATGAGTCCCGGCGCCGAACAATCTCAAATCCTCGAGGCCCGGGCGGATTTGCCTCTGTCGCCTTCTAATGATCGCAACAACTCGGCGTCGGTAGCTGCAGACCATCTCTCTCTGCATCCGTGGCAACAGGGGGATGCTGGCTCCAAGGGTGATTCGTTTAAAAATTCGCACGGTACTGCATATCGAACAACGGCCTGGGCACGCCCGCCAGATCTCGGATCAATGATGTCATCGGCAGTCTCACCAGCCACTGAACCACAATCCACCGCGTTGCAGGGGGACATTTATGTCGATGGCACGCGGCTCGGACGGTGGATGACCGATCGCCTTGTCAAGGCAGCGGACCTACCGCGCGCAGCTACTACCGGTTTCGATCCGCGTATGACAGCTACTTGGCCTGGCGCACCGATCAGCGCCTAACGACGGAGAAACGCAATGTCGAATGTCGCGCTACTCCTTGGGCCCATCGCGTTCCAGGCATTTGAAGTCCCAGCAAACATCAATATTGGCGGCGCGCAACGCCTTGCCATTCATCGCCTGCCGGGCGGAACTCGTGTGATTGACGTGCTCGGGCGGGACGACTCGGATATCACGTTCTCGGGTACTTTTTCTGGCTCAGATGCCACACTTCGGGCACGCTTAGTCGATGAGATGCGCATGTCGGGTCTCGCTATGCCACTTACCTGGGATGTATTTTTTTACTCTGTCATCATCAAGAAATTTGAAGCCGATTATCGATCCGGGTGGTGGATTCCCTATCGGATGACGTGCACTGTAGTGAATAATGGACTCAATGATGCCGTAATTTCGGTTATATCGCTCGCGGACGGTGTACTATCTGACGTCACAACCGCCCTCAGATTTGCGGCAATTGGCGGGATCGATCTATCAGATGCACAAACCGCCATCGGCATGCAAGGTGCCACTGTAAGGGGAACTACCGCATATTCGTCTACCTTGGACGCTCTCACCAACGCAAACACCCTCGTTGGTAGCGGCATCGATCGAGCTGGATCGATGCTCGGGACATCCTCGTGGTCTATTTCTGCTCAATCGCTGCCTTGCGTAGCTAGTGCATTCGCTAGCGTCGTGTCAGCTGCGCACCAAATGAGCTCCTTGACCGTAGCTCAAACCTATATCGGGCGAGCCGGCAGTAACCTAGCGAATGCGAGCACGTAATCGTGAAAACAATCGTTATAACGGGGGGTAATTTGTTCAGCATTGCGGCCACTGAGCTCTCTGACGCAACACAGTGGATTCGGATCGCTCAGCTCAACAACATATCCGATCCAATGTTGATTGGCGTTGTAACCCTGTTGATCCCTGATACCGATCGTGATGCAGGCGGAGGCGTGGCGCCGCAATGAAATGCTAACTTCACAGCGATTCCCGTCGGCTCGCATTATGGCGAACGGTACCCTGATTCCAGGACTGATAGAAATCGAGGTAATCAGGAATAGTCACTTTTCTGCTGATACATTTTGTGCCTCCTTCGCCTTGGATGCCGCTCCCCCGCGCGGCGAGACCTTTTGGGCCTCGGAATTAGACATTACGATCCAAGCTCAGTTTAGCCTAGATTCTGTATCATTCGTTACTCTCTTTACCGGCGTCGTCGATTCGATCGCAATAAATGCGACCAAGAGATTGATCCGCGTTACTGGTCGGGATCTGTCCGCGCAGTTAATCGAAGCTCGCACGCAAGAGACATTCTCCAATCGTACGGCAAGTGAGATTGCGTCACTGCTAGCGAACCGCCACGGTTTGAGCCCCAATGTGGTAGAAACGACGACACCGGTCGGAAGGTACTATCAGGACGAACATGATCGCGTAACACTCGGTCAGTACAGTCGGTCGACAACGGAATGGGATTTGCTAGTATTTTTGGCGCTTCAAGAGGGGTTTGACGTTTCTGTGACCGGCGTGACGCTGAATTTTTGTCCGTCGAACAACATGGCGGGACCTCCATACGTGGTTACCCCGATAAATTGTATCGACATGAAGCTTGAGCGACACCTAACGCTCGCGCGAGATATCGCGGTGACGGTCCGGAGTTGGAACTCCCGCCAAAAGAACGCGTTTGTTCAAACGGTCACCGGCGCAAACAGCTCCGTTTCTAATTCGGATGGACCATCTCAGCCCCAACAGTATATCTTTGTACGTCCCAATCTAACTGCAGACCAAGTTTTGAAATTTGCTCGGCAGAGGCTGAATGAACTCACCATGCACGAACGAACGGTAGAATTTGTAGTACCAGGTGACCTTACACTAACTCCAAACGACCGCTTGGTTGTAATTGACACGGGCACTGAATTCGACCAAGCGTACTATATTGATCTCGTCGAGCGTCGCCTTAGCTGGGGTGAAGGCTTTACGCAGCGAGTGCGGGCGAAGAATAGCAGCCCCCGGACAACATCGATCAATCAAGCAGGCTCGTAAGCGCAGTAGTGAGTTAGTCGATGGAACGTCTCCTAAACATCATCAAAGCTCACGCGGAAGCTCTGGATTCTGGCGCGGGTCAACCACGATTTGGCGTAGTGACCTCTGTGGACACCAATTCCGCGTGTGCGCGCGTAACTCTGCAACCCGAGGGAGTTCTGAGCGGTTGGTTGCCGATTTTATCCCCGTGGGTTGGCGCCGGTTGGGGTCTGATTTGTCTGCCTTCGCCGGGTGATCAGGTAATGGTGTTGTCTCAGGAGGGCAACGCTGAGCATGGGGTGATTTTGGGAGCCGCATTTAGTACCGTTCAGTTACCTCCTGCGGCCCCAGTCGGAGAATTCTGGCTTGTGCACGCTTCCGGAAGCTTCGTTAAGCTTCAAAATGACGGCACCATACGTATTGGTGGCGATCTTCATGTGAGCGGCGATGTCTACGATAGCCATGGTGCCCTCTCCGACCTTCGTCGGCATTACAATGAGCATACCCATGTCGACTCACGTGGCGGCACGACATCGATTCCCGACGAGCAGGACTGACGCACTTGAACGACATCTTCCACGTTTGGGAATCAGACCTAGCCACTAATGCAAAGGGAGATCTCGCGATCGTAACTGGGTCGATTCTGGGTCAGCAAAGGGTTCTACGTCGTTTGCTCACCAATCCCGGCGATTATATCTGGCACATCGACTACGGGGCAGGACTAGCCGGCTTCGTTGGTGGTCCAACGAACGAGGCGCAAATCAAGGCTACGATACGGAGCCAAATATTCCAAGAGTCTGCCGTCGCGAGAACTCCGGAGCCCATCATCGATGTGCGAACTTTGCCAGCGGGCGCCTTCTCGACGATATATGTTGATATTCGATACACCGATTCACTAAGTGGTGAGACGCAAATCCTCACATTCACGGTAAGTACCTGATCATGCAGTTGTCACTCCAGACTTTCACCTCTCTAGTTCAGAATATGGCGGCCGCGGTGCAGTCCGCAGCTACCCAGTTGCTGGATCTTACGGTGGGTTCAACACTCCGCGCAGTTCTAGAAGCCAATGCGTCAGTGGCACTTTGGATGCAATGGCTAATCCTGCAAGTCTTACAAATGACTAGGGCCGCCACAAGCGTCGGCACGGATCTCGATAGCTGGATGGCTGACATGTCGCTGGATCGTCTTCCCGCCGTATCAGCGGTTGGATCAGTTACGTTTTCTCGTTACACAGCCACGGCATCATCATTCGTACCAGCCGGAGCTTTGGTGCGGACTGGGGACGGCACTCTCACATTTATCGTGACGATTGATACCACGAACTCGATTTGGAACGCAGGGCTGAGTGGGTATACGATCAGCCCAGGCGTGAGTTCGATCACGGTTCCGGTTGTCGCACAAGCAACTGGTAATGTCGGCAATGTCCTGGCCAATACTATTTCACTGATTGCGACCGCAATGCCCGGTGTCGATTTGGTTACCAATTCGGCGGCAACTCAAAACGGTCTAGATGCGGAGACCGATGTCGCTTTTCGTTCGAGGTTTCAAAACTATTTGCAGAGCCGTTCGCGCGCAACAATCAGCGCTGTAGAATATGCGATCACCAGCATCCAGCAGGGACTGGACTTCAAAATAGTTGAAAATGTAGACTCAAGCGGTGCAAATTGGATCGGCAGTTTCGTTATTACGGTCGACGACGGGTCGGGCTACCCACCACCTTCGCTCCTTTCGATCGTTTACGCCAGCGTTGATTCCGTGCGGCCTATCGGCTCTATATTTTCGGTTCGCCCACCGGACGTTACTGAAGCGAACGCCTCACTGACGCTGTCGATTGAGGCGGGAGCCACAAACGCTACCATTTCTCCGATGGTTGGATCAGCTGTTACAAAATATATAAACTCCTTGGCAATAGGTGAGCCCCTGCCACTCACTCATATCGCGCAGGTGGCCTATGATGCCAGCAACTCAGTTATTAACGTCACGCAACTTCAGGTAAACGGCAGTATGACGGATATTATCCCTGGCGTCACCGGAATTATCAAAGCTGGAATTGTGTCGGTGAACTGATATGATTGGTGACCAAGTCGACTTCCAGAACAGACTGAGGGCCGTATTGCCCCAGAGCTGGTTTCCGGACGACGCTCCTATACTGTTCGGTCTACTTGATGGTCTCGGAGCAGGGTGGTCTCTAATATACGCGATGCTGCGGTATATCAGATCGCAGACGAGAATAGCGAGCGCGAGCGATATTTGGCTGGACTTGATAGCTTGGGATCTTTTTGGCAGACGCCTCTGGCGGCGCACAAATGAGGGTGACAACGCATTCCGTGGACGCATCGTACTCGAGATGTTTCGCGAACGCGCAACGCGCTCTGCGGTCGAAGGCGTGCTACGGGATCTGACGGGCCGAACTCCACTAATATTTGAACCTGCGTGGACTGGTGACAGTGGGGGATATACGTCCCTCGACGGACAAGGCGGAGGGATTGCGTACAACACCACCGGCGGCTGGGGCAACTTGAGCCTTCCGTTTCAATGCTTTGTGACTGCCTATCGCCCTAACGTCGGCGGGATCGGGCAGGTAACGGGATGGGACGGCTTCGCTGGCGGTTATGGGGGTGGCGCCATTGAATATGCGTCATTGGATATGGTACAGACTCAGGTTACTGATGCCGATATTTATTCGGCCATCACCGGGGTCTTGCCGGCCGCTACGATAGGTTGGACACGAATTATCGACTAATACACCTGCAGAGAGTCTCATGGACAGAAACATAGTCTACCCAGGAAGTATCCCTCTTGACAGCGATTTGCTGTCCATCAATCGGAATGCCATGGTGGGTTTAGGTTACTTGGCGCAAGCGGTATTGGGGCAAAGCACAATCGCCGACGGTCTTGCGTGTAGTGCGACTTCTCCCGCATCTTTGGCAGTGACAGTAGGTCCGGGCTGCCTCACTCAGCTGACTGTTCTTGATACATTATCATTTGGATCTTTGCCGGCGGACGCGACGGACCCACTGGTGAAGATGGGAATCAACACCTCGTCATCTAGCTTTTCGGTGACTGCACCATCCACATCCGGACAATCGATCAACTATCTAATTGAGGCCTCATTTCTTGAGAGCGATGCGAACCCTGTGGTGCTGCCGTATTACAACGCGGCGAATTCAGCGCAACCATATAGCGGTCCGGCTAACTCCGGCGTCTCGCAAAATACACAGCGGATACAGCGGGTCCAATTGGAACTCAAAACCGGGGCACCGGCACTCACTGGTCAGCAGCAGACACCGCCGGTGGATGCGGGCTGGGTGGGTTTGTATACGATCAGCGTGAGCTACGGACAGACCCAAGTGTTAGCGTCTAATATTGCGCTTTCACCGTCAGCCCCTTTTCTCATTTGGAAGCTCCCGCAACTAAGACCTGGCTTTGCTTCCGGCGTGCAAACCTTTACGACATCGGGGAACTTTATAGTTCCCTTGGGGGCTACGCAGGTTGAAGTCGAACTGTGGGGTGGCGGTTCCGGTTCATTCGCCTCAAGCGGTGGAATTCCGAGTGGAGGAGGGGCCGGAGGGGGATATGCTCGCAGGCGAATTACGAACCTTTCGCCGGGCCAAACGGTGTCCGTGACCATCGGTTTGGGAGGAAATGGCGGAACCACGACGGGTGCTGGGGCGACAGCCGGAGGCACTTCCGGCTTTGGCACCTACGTCAGCGCCACCGGCGGCAGCTTGAATGGACTGGTTACGGTCGCAAATCCGCTTAACGGGGCGACCCCAGGGGGCATTGGCGTAAGCGGAGACGTAAACTTCGCAGGATCGTCGGGCCAGGCGGGTGTCGTAAATCAGGGCGGACTAGGCGGAGCAGCCCCAATGGGTGGAACTCAGAATAGTGGCACTACCGGAGTCGCCGGCAACTTTCCAGGAGGCGGCGCTTCAGGAGCGGGTACGGGAGCAAATAGTGCTACGCCATTTGGCGGAGCATCGGGTGCATCAGGTTTGGTCGTGGTTAGGTGGTAGTTACGGCATAGGGTAGGCGTCGTCCGGGATATGCCCGTGGGTACGGCTGGACACTCTTGCATCTCGATCTATTTGGACATGGAGTGGTCCCGCAGGCCAAAAAAACCTGCGACCTCGACCTCCCGGATGCGGTGACCGCCGTCAGGCGGGCCGCCACACCCGCGGATTGGAGGAGGGGTATTTGATCGACGCGTTCAGGCTCCATCCCGTGTCAGCTCGTCCCACATACGGATGGAATCTGCTGATCGCTGCGCCGCCCGATCTCTTGTCGATGACGTTGATGCGTCGATGCCACTTCGGAGGACTGACGTCAGACGTTCGAAACGCTAGCAGTTCTCCCCAGAGGGTCGGGTCCTGAACTCACAGCAGCATGCTGCGTTGGCCGGATTCGACGGCGGCAATATCGGCCCGAACACGGCTAGTCTGCTGTTGCGTCTGGTGGATTGCGGCCTCAGGTCGGCGCGTCGGCTTTGGTCTCGTGCTAGGGCACGAGGACCTGAACGATCACGACGAACTGCGCAAAGGACCTCGCCTTTGCGGCGCAGCTGAGCCCTGTAATGCACTCGGATTACGAAGCTTTGGCGGGCAACGGCACGTTCGATCATCTTGAGCCACACGGCGAAGCGCGATGGTATGAGATATCACAAGATCGCTGACGGCGGGGCGCATGGCGTGTACACGCTGGACGATGTCAATCCACGCTTCGTTGTCACCTCGATCAGACACACCGCACTCAACAACCCAGCGTCACTCGCGTTTGAGAAATCCAGGCTAGGAGATTTCCATGTCAACACCCGCAAGCCATGTTTGGAAGCCAAGCTGCGCCAGGTCCGTCACGATTGATAGCTTTGTTCCGGTACCGCGAGGTTCTAGTACCATTGCACCTCCAATGTTGAATTGGCCTACTAAGGATCCAGGTGATACGTTAGACTACGAAGTTGACATATCACCCGCGCTCGTAGGGAATAATGGTGATTCCATAGCGACGATTGACGCCATGGTCGTACCAAATAATCCAGGCGATGTCTCCATTATTAGCATGATAGCTGACGGAACTCGGTGCATATTTTGGTTTACAGAGGGTCAAAGCGGTGTAACGTATACGATCACTATTGTTGTAGGAACAACAAATGGGCGAACTGTTCAGAGAAGTGTACTTCTCCCGGTCCTGTACTTATCAGTGCCACCAGCGCCGGCAAATGCGCTCGACACTGAAGGCGGAGTGGTTGTAACGGACCAGAATGGAAATCCCATTTTGACCTAGCGCGCTTCTTGGGCGCGCGGTTCACGTGACGTCTCTGGTGTCCGACGAGGCTAGCTGGCACGCACTGTGCCGGTCCATTTTAGCGACCATCTCTTTTTGGAGCTGCGCTTAAGTATGCCCACGATTGATCAACTTGCCCCAGCGACTGCGGCATCCGATACAGATGAACTGATGGTCAGCCAGAGTGGGATCGCTCGCAGAGTTACGCGGTCTCAAATTCTGGCCGGCATCCAGTCTCAATTGTCTGTCGCCAGCGGGACACTGGTGGGACGACAAAGCACCGGTGTTGGCAGTCCGGAACAGATAGCTCTTGGCGCCAATTTGACACTTGTCTCAGGGACATTGAGCGGAACGGCCAGCGCTTATGTCATGTCTGCATTGCCTGCGGGCAATGTCCCTGCCGGGACGGACAGCGTGCCAATAGGCCAGATCGGCGCCAATGTCGCAGTTACGTACGCTCAGTTCTTGAGCGGCCTGCCGGGCGTTTCGAATGTAGATGGTTCGCAACTATCGGTGAAGGCAACTGGCAGCACAACTCAGCAGCGGCTAGCCGATTTCGCTGCGAGTACGCTGCTAAAGGGTGGAGGCACCCTGACAGGCCCTCTTAGCTTGGTCGCGGATCCAACATTGGCACTGCAGGCCGCCACTAAGGAGTACGTGGACACACGCTTGTTGCGTTCCGGAGATACGTTGAGCGGCCCCCTAGTGTTGGCGGGAGATCCGTCAATCGGGCTCGGAGCAGCGACCAAGGGGTATGTCGACGGTCAGGTCGCGAGAAGCTTTTTGGCGGTCGGGGGCACATTGAGCGGCCCCCTGGTGCTGACGGGAGATCCGTCAATCGCGCTTGGAGCAGCGACCAAGCAATATGTAGATGGTCAAGGTGCCAAGAGCTTTCCGACGATCGGCGGCACGTTAACCGGCCCACTCGGGTTGGCTGCCGATCCGACGACGGCGCTGCAAGCGGCAACAAAGGAATACGTGGATAGTCGCTTATGGCGCGCGGGCGATTCAATGACCGGTCTCCTGGTATTGTCTGGCGATCCCATAGTAGCGCTCGGGGCGGCAACCAGGGAGTACGTTGATGGCCAGGTCGCCAGGAGCCTCCTGACAGGGGGGGGCACTATGACGGGCGCCTTTGCCCTTGCAGCAAATCCGACAACAGCACTTCAAGCGACGCCTAAGCAATACGTAGATAGCCAAGTTGCGATGGCGCTCTTGCTGGCCGGCGGATCCCTGAGCGGGACACTGTCCCTGGCCGCAAATCCATCGAGTACGATGCAGGCCGCGACGAAACAGTACGTAGATTCTCAGGTTGCTATCGCACTGCCTACAGGTGGGGGCACCCTAACCGGGGCGATTATCTTATCTGCCAATCCGACCGCGGCCCTGCAGGCCGCACCCAAGCAATATGTGGATGTGCAGATCGCCAGTACATTGCCATTGATCGGCGGCACATTGTCCGGCCCGTTAACCTTGGCTAGCGTTCCTACAAGCAGTCTGCAGGCGAGCACCAAATCGTACGCAGATACGAAGGTTCAGAAATCTGGCGATACGATGACCGGCCCGCTCATTATGAGTGAGTCGTTCACTGGATCTGGCGTACCCACGTTGATAGCTGCGACCCGAGCCCAGAGCGCAATCGGCGACGGTCCACTCGTTAACTCGTCGATGACTCTAGCTTTTGCGGGCGGAGCCGGTTCATCAAATACGAACACGCTGCTGGTGACCACCGTTGGTAGCAGTCTCAATTCAAGTGGCAGCGCCGTAGATGGACCAGGCACGGAGGTCTATTCGTTAGTAAGTTACCTGAACTCATCTGCGTTGCGCCCCCTGGGAGTATCCCCTGTCGCCGCACAACATGTCTCGATACAGTCGGCCCCCACACGGAGTCTGCCACCCGGCGGCGTTCCGGCGGGGCGGCAGATGGCCGAGCTCTGGGCTCTCTGGTTGCCCACAGTTGACAAAACTAATTTGCCGTCGTCGATCGCGAATTCTATAACGGCAAACGAGTCGGACTTGCAGGCAAATAATTTAGATGATGGAAATTGTCGGTATGGGCTCCAGCTCGCGGTGAACGAAGCCGTGTCACTAGCGTCGGGTGGATATCCTCTTGAATGGGGCACCGGCATCCTGACCACGACAAGTGCGACCGCACAATTCAAGTGGATGGCAAACCTACAGGGAAATTATTCTATAGCGGTAATCGATACTCGGAATGCGTTTCCTAATGGTAGTGCAGGTACACCGGCGAAAATAGCTACTGCGCTCCTCAGCCCAAGTACAACTGTCCACGTTGGCAACGTATTGCCGTTCACTTCGGCAGGCGTTTATGGCCAGCTTGTGTCTGCAGCGAACACTGCTCTGATAAAAATAGGGGCAAACAAATACACCCAAACAGGTTTCAAGTTTGATGGCCCAGGATTGCAATCGGGGACTTTAACGCTTTCCGCTGCCGTATCGACAGCAGATGGAGCGATAGGGAATTCGGTTATTAATTCCAGCAGAACCATATGGTTGGCCAGCGGACAGCAAATAGCCTTTGATTATGCCGGATCGGTGAGCGTATTTTTCGATACAGCAATTAATGCTCTCCATGTCACTAGCGCCATTTCTCTCGACGGAGGTTTACTACTGGATCGCAATAGTAACACT